CCCATTTTATATAGTTATACATGTAATCCTCAGCCATTTTATTTATAGTGATCTTGCTGTCGTCTCCGTTCTCCATTCCGTCAGATACGTACTCTAGAACTATATGTTTGTTCTCTATACCTGAAGAAAAATCTATAACACCAGAGGCCTTATTTATTGAAAACCTTGGGTTATTATTTGCATTCTCTGTATCCATACCATAGCGTCCACCCATCCTGTAACCAAAATACCAGTCACCGTTGTAGTTATATCCGTCACATCCATGATAAGCCCCTCCACCCATGTAAAGACTTTTTTCCTGTCTTAGTATGTCTAGTCTAGAATCACCAGTAACAATCTCTCCATCTGCATCAAAAAGTATATCAAGGTTATTATCCTGTAGATATCCAGTTGCAGATATTGGCTGTCTGTTTTCGGTCAATGGAAATAAAACATTTCCACTAAGCACAGATATACGTACATAGTTTACGTAGTCAGGAGGCATGACCATCTTAAGTTGGTCTCCCATCTCCTGCTCTATAACCTTTATATTTCTTAGTGCGTCATAGTTAAGTTCCTGTATCGCTCTCTTTGCGTGAAATAGTATTGCGTACCTGTCCACGTTATTTACAAGCTTATCGTTACCCACATACATAAGCATGAAGTTATTAACGATGTCAGCCAGCGAAACATACTGATACTCTCCATGGTTTAGATCTGTAGGTATGACACCTCCATTAGTATAGTATTGATAGTTAGTTATGTATGCCATGTTTATTGTTTTTGTTGTGCGTCCTGAAGTTCTTCAGACTTTGCAGCCTGAACAATATCAGCCTCTCTTATGGATATTCCAGAGTACTGTAGTATCTTTATAACAAGGTTTGCAAAGTCACTCTTAGGAAGCTCAAAGTCTTGGTAGTCAGATGCAGATCCATCAAACATAGGATCAGTGCCAGCTGTTAACTGAATATACGTCCACTTAGGATCCACTGGATACCTTACATATCCCATGGATACGTTTGATGTCACACTGCTAGGATATACTATAAATCCTACCTCATCCAATGTGTACACTGGGTATGCAACAGTAGGTGCCGTTAGATTTGAATTTATAAGCTTTAGAGCCTTGTTTTGACTTACCTTTTCAATATCTACAGAATTGTTATATATAAGCTTATCTACAAAGTAATAGTCTGTAGGTGGTGTAAACTCAGATCCTGTGTATGTAAGTGATGACAGTTTATAGAAGGTATCTATAACGTCCGATATTTTTTTAGGTATATCTGAATACCCCTCGCCATGTAGCCTTGCGTTCTGCTTTACTATTGACGTGCTGTATGAGTATATGTACTGCTCGAATATCTCAAGCTGTGCCTGCTTCGCAAACAGGTTGAACTCAAACGGGGTTATATATCCCCTATTCTCCTTGCTGATTATAGACAGTACAGTATTTCTTACTTGATTGATCATCTATCTAGTTTTAACAAAGATAAATAAAAAAAGGCACTTCGATTAAAAAGTGCCTTTGGTGTAATTATTCTTTATTGTTAATTCTCAGATATCTTTTCATCCAGGAACTTGAACAACTCCAGTCCATCATTAGACTGAAGGTAAGATGCCAATGTATAGAGAGGATCCTCTCCAAATGGTATCGTCATCAACTTCTTCTTGTTCTCCTTAAGATTGTAAAATATCTCCTTCTTGTTGTTTCTAAATGACAGGTAGCCGTCAGATAAAGCTCTGGCTGCTATGTTATTAACACGTAAAGATGGATCGTTAACCGCCTCCATGAAGTCCTGAGGATATCTCTTTGCGTAAAGCATCATATCTCTCTTAACCTCAGCTACAGTCATAGATGAAACCTTTCCTCCTAGAAGTACGTTAGCAACGGCCTCCATAGTAGTCCAGTCTAAATCCCTAGCTGCAACCTGAGCATCAAGCTCATTATACATAAAGTCAACATGCTCTTGAGCATCCTTCTCTTCGTCAAACTCATAAAACTCTCCACCGTTATTAGGGTGGTAGTGCAAGAACTCCTGAAGAACTGGGTTTGTCTTTGGAACTCTTAATACCCCATCCTCAAAAACTATTGGCTCTAAAATAACATTGCTATCCTGCTCATCCTGAAACGGTGAGTTTGCGTTACGTGCGTATCGAAGAGGTCTGTTAGTGTTGTTTTCCTCGTCGTAGTAAAGCAGTCTGTTTCTTGGTGTGTCTCTCGACGCTATAAAGTAAGCCAAAGGCTCCTTGTCATTTCTTAATAGGTATACTCTATCCTTAGGTTCGAGTATTGATTTTCTCTTTTTCATTTTATTTTAATTTAATTTTTACAATAAAAACCAGGGGCCGAAACCCCTGGTATATAAATAGTCCTGTATTATCCTTTGAACAATACGAAGTTATTAGCTCCCATAACACAAAGTGCTCTTTCTGACAAGAAGTTAACCTTCATCTTATCGATGTCACTACTCATAGCTCCACCTGCAGAACCTGTCATCCAAGTTTTGTATCGACGATCCTCAGCCTCAGAAGCTCTGTAACGTACATGTAAGAATGGACGTTTAGCGTTCTTACCAAGAACTTGATCGTACACTGTTGTAGTACCAGCTGGTACAAGTACACCATTTACAGCACCACCTGTCAAACCTCCACGAAGCGTAGCATCGTTTAAGTATTTCCAGTCAGTCTTGTAGAACTCATAACCTCTCTTGAATCCAGAGAATCCAAGGTTTAGTGCCATCTCTTCAGAATTGTCAAACAATCCGTAAGATGTACCACCTGCTCCGTAAGAGTTTTGAGCTGCTAGCATGTCGTCAATATCGAAAGAGAACTGACGGTTTAAGAACAATACGTTCTCAGCGATAGCACCCTGCTTGTCAAGACGTTGTACGATTGTATCAAAGTCTGCCAATGCGGCTGGGTTACCACCTGACCATACGTTACCTCTATCCTCGATAGTGTCAAACATACCCTCAGTACCTGCCGCAGTTGTACCTGCCGCTGATCCTGGAGCTGCATTTGCAGCTGGTGAAAGGTAGGTCAATGCACCAGACGCTGCCTCAGCAGGAACACCTTCAACCATAGCCATCTCTAAGTAATCGTCAAATCGTAGACGAGTCTCATGCTCTGACTTCAAGTACCATAAGTATCCTGTCGCACCGTTCTCAGTTGTAACCTCAACCCATCCAACTTGAGCCATATCAGATCCAGACACCTCGTAGTTGTCCTTGATGATGATTGGCTTGCAAGAGAAGATTGAATCCTCAGCCTCTAACGATCCTTCCATACCTGCAGTTCCTTTCTGAAACTCAGATCCATAAACGAATGCAGTTACAGTTGTTGCAGCTGTAAACGGAGATACTGCACCAGTCGCTGCGTAATAAGCAACAGTAAATGTTGATCCTGTTACATCTACAATCACAGCCTTAGCAGACTCTGCAGCTAGTGTAGTTGATGATAAAAATACAGTTTGGTTTACTCTAAAGTTGCATATTGCTCCTCCAGCTAAAGTAAACACTTGCTGACCTGGAAGAGGTGCATCAATCGCAGCAAAAGTAACCGCTTGGTATTTTGTGTGTAAACGTCCTTGCTCTGCCCATTTGATTAAGTCAGAGTTTGTAGGAAGTTCTGCACCGACCATTCTCAAGAATGATGAGATTGATCTGTTTCCATATCGCTCAAATTCAGCTTCGTAAGTATCTGGAAGATACTGATTTAAGAAGTCGAAATTGGTGATGTAATTTGTAGGCAATGTTGCCTTAACCGAACTCGGTGTAATTGCTACACCTGGAGTGGTTTGTAATTCTGAAGCCATTTTTTTTAGTTTTTACGTTTTTTAATAATTAATCTATTGCCTCGACTTGCGTCTATAGACCTGACCTGTACACCCTCCTTAGGGGTAACCTTTGTGGACTGACGAGTCATGTCAATGTTTTTAGACTCTTTAGCCACATCGCCTACCGCATCTGCCATACCTTTATCGTAAAAGTACTTGGCAAACTTCTCAGGGTTTGAAGCCACGGCTATAGAACGATGGAATCCCTCATAATCCTCAATCGATCCGTCCTCACCTGTAAACTTATTAACAAAGTTATTAAGGTCAGACTGTTCGTTGAGTAAGGTCTTGCTATCAGCTGGCTTGTATACAACCTTGTTATCTTCTGATATGTTGAACCCGAAACCTTCGAAGTTCTCAGAGAATAATTTACTTGTATTACTTGTAAATTTTTTAGCCCTCTCAGCAAGCTCCTGCTCGTTTTGCAATCGCTGCTCTTTTGTTTTCTTGTAGCTATTGAAGCTCTCTCTCTCCTCCTCTGGAACAAAGGAATCCCTTGACTCAAGTGGAACCTTGTACTGTTCTTTTAGAGAATTGAAATGCTCTCTAGCTTTAACAAGCTCTTTCTTTTTCGCCACCTTCTTGGACTTGATCTCTCTCTCTCCATCAAGATCTTCATCATAAGAAAACTTGTCCTCTATCTCAAAGCTCACATCCTCAGGATCTAATCCCTTGTTCTGCTCTAGGTAGTATTCAAGTAGTAGCTGGTCATCGTTAACCTCATCATAATTTTTGTTAATCTTGATGAAGTCATTCATACCACGACCTGTCTCTTTCTTGTACTTCAGGAATGCCGATACATCCTCTGGTAGTTCTTCGTTAGCGTTACGCTGTTCGATCAACTCATCCAAGGAATTTATCTCCCTGTCGTACCTCTTACCAATATATGAAAGAACGTCATCGTCATTTAAGGACGACTCTTGTGCTTCGCCTTGCGGCTGTATATTTTCTTGCTTTTGTGAGGCGGTGGAACCCTCAAGGCTTCCTTCCATTCCTGCACCGTTAGCTTCGTTGTTTTCATTCTCTGCCTTTTCTAAAAGATCCTTCTCGATCTCCTGAGTTGACTTCTCTTCAAAGTCAACAGCCCTTACCTTAAATTCTTCTGCCATTTTATTATATTTTATTTATCCACAAAGTTAAGTAATATTTTTATATCCTATTTAGGACCAAATGATTCTAGTCCAAAACCGTCAAGAGTATCCTCCGTGCTCTCAAAATTTTGTGGAGGCAGGTTGTTCTTTCTTTGATTTATAAGTTTAGACTGCTCACTATTTTGCTGACTAATTCTTTCAGACTTACCCTTCTCCCTGTTATCTTCTCTCTTCATCAAAGATTCAGTCTCTATACCCTTAAGCTGCATGTTGTACTGGAACTCTAAGTCCATCAAATACCTCTTTGCTTCAACCTCTGCATTCATCTTCTGAATCTCAAACTGTGCCTCGGCCTCTTTAACCTGTGACTTTGCCTGAGCATCAAGCTGTATTAGCTGTGCCTTTTGTTGTGATGCTGACTGCTGAATCTGCAGGTCTGACTGTAGCTTCATCTGCTGCTGCTGCTGAAGTTGCTTCTGCTGCTGATCCATTCGTCTACGCCTTTTAACCTTAAGCATCTCATTTGCCAGCTTAATATTATTCATGCCTCTAATATCTATAGCGTCCTCAAGATCTATCGTCTTCTGCTGAAGTGCTACATTTATATTAGCCTCAAGCATCTGCTTCTCCTCCTCATCTGGAGCTACCTCTATAAATATACCAAAGTCATAAAGGTACAGGTCTTTAATCTCATCAAGTATAGCTACGTTATACTTCCCTATCTGCATAGCGAACTCTTCCCTAAAGTCTGCATATTCAAGTATGTCTCCAACCCTTAATGATATACACTCAGCAAGCCTTCTTGTTGCGTATAATCCTGCGTTTAGTATGTGTCTTGTGGCAGTGTTGGAGCTCAATGCCGCCATCTTCTGCACGCCCACAAGTGCATCAGGGTTTGGACTTGATCCATCCCTTGCAGAGTTTATACCCGTCACATCTCTGATCATGTTCAGGTAATGATTATAGTTTCCAATAAGTGCAGCCATCTTAGACTGCCCACTGTTTGAGTTAAGCTCCTGTATTGGAACCCTTGCATTATTAAACTCTCCCTCTTGAGTAAAACTCCTACCGATAACACTACCAGTTTGAAAGTATAACTTAAGTGCATCCTCAGGATTGTATGCAGCACCTGTACCCAGGTCTACCTCATTAATACCATCCGCATCTATAAACACACCGTCAGGCACAACCCTTGACATTACCTGTTGTAATTTTAGGTGTGTAAGTTGAATTTGATCAGCAAATGGAATCATTCTTCTAACCAATGACTCTATGTTACCCTTGTATAGCCTTGGTGCGTGAGCTACATAGTTTGGCATTGCACTCTGAGATGCTGACTTTGGTCTTACCATATTTCTAGCCATCTCCCACTTTAGTAGTATGTTAGATCCACCAACAAGTATTCCATCATACCATACCTCTCTTGGTGCCTCTATTATCTCAAAAGGAACGCCATCTCCTGTCGGAGGATTAAACGTGTCTCCCTTTCTGATAACTCTCTCACCCCCGTTCTCTAATATTTTCTTTTTCCAAACAAATCTTTTACTTGTCTTGTAATTGAAATACATCAGTGTGACAACCTCATTTAGGAATGAATCGTCCTGATAATTTCTTATTATTGGAAAATAATTATTCCATGCAGAACTAGAGTTTTTAATCTCTGTTAGTTGCTCATCTGTAAGGTCTGGATTTATCTTTAATAACTCTGTGTAATGAACCTGTTTAACCTCACCGAAGTAGTAGCAGTCTGAAAAGTCTTCCTTCTCCGTGTAACTATGTATCCAATTAGCTGGATCTACATAGTCTACATTCACGCCATCGTTTATAAGAAACTCATGCTTCATCACGCCAACACCTATTGTAGTGACGTCGTAGTCAAAGTTTTTCTTAACCTCGTCAAACTTATTCATTTTAAGTATGGTATCTATAGCAACCTCCTCAGCTATTTCTATACCAGGCTTGTAGTTTATCTGCATGTATAAAGAAAGCTCTTGATCATCAGCTGGAAGCTCATTTGGATCCATGTTAAATGCATTGATACCAAACTCTTCCTTGGTCATATTTAAGAAGTCCTTTGAAACCATATCCTTCTCTATAGACTCCTGAAACTGATTCTTTTTCTCTGCAGACATTACATCCTGAGCCTCAGCCTTAACCTTGTAAAGCCTATCGTTCATTCCATTTACAACTATATCTACGAACTTTGGTATAATAGGAATAGGGCTCCAGTCTAAGTTAAGCATAGACATGTCACCGTTTATAGCTAACTCATCCTTATACTTCTGCATGGGCTGCTCACCTCTAGCATAAAGTCTTAATCTGTGGTACTCTCCCCATTGGTCATAAAACCTACAAGAACTTCCCTTTCTTTTAAACCACTCACCTTCTATAGCCTTAGCTACACTAAGTCCATACTTCTCTGAAGATTTTTCTTCGTCAGAGGCCATCTGGTTCGGGAAGGGTAATTGATTAATTATTATTGAAGGTTTATCCATTACTTTATTATTTCGCTTCTACTACCACGATTGTCATATCTTACAAATTTAATACTTATTTTTGATTCTTGTTTCTGTACATTAGAAATATACTTCTTGTTTGCCATTATTGCAAGTCCTGAACTTATAGAGGCATCGTATTTAGTCCTATTATTGATCTCAAACTTGGCCCAATCTTCAAGGGTTCTAGTAAGAT